TAACCCTCGCCTCTTCGATCATCTGCCGCAAAAATCTTCGCTTCTTAATGACGCCCGCTCCCGGGTTTGATTTATCCCAAGACTTTTCATCCTGCCATATCTCTTGCTCGCTGTCTTGAGTATATAACCAAATCAACCATCGAGGCCGATCCAGTTCATCATGCAGGACTTGGCGTGCTTCTTTCATTCGCTCATCCAAATACCCATCGTTAACGACGCCCTCTGTTGTCAGTTCGTAATATAACGGTTCATCTTGCGTTGATAGCGCCTGTCTGATTGGCATGGTCGAAGTATTATCCTTCAATTCATGAACTTCATCCACCGCTCCAACCTTGATATTCCGACCTTCCTTCGCCCCCGTTTTTGCGGATATCTTCCGTATACTCCCCTTGTTGGCGTAACTGAATTTACCCTTTTTCTTCGGTTTCTTCGGATTGCCAAAGAATATGCCTTTGATGTTTTTTCGAGTGACTTTCGAAAGGCTCGGACTTTCTTCTCGCATCGCATCAATGGCTTGAAACATCAAGTCTGCTTGTTCATAGTCATTACTAGCGCATAAGATTTTTGTACCCGCTTCTCCACAAAAAAACTCTGCCAAATTAATAGCAGAGATAAGAGGTGTTTTTCCGTTTTTACGACCTACAACAAATAATACTTCTTGATAAAGTCGAACATTCCTCCCGACCTCCTCATCATAGACAAGGAAGCTATAAATCGCTTCAATAAGCGCCTTTTGAAACAACATGAGTTTGAAGGGCTTACCCGCAAAAGGAGCCTCGAAATGTCTACATTGTGTTTCGATGAACTTGATCCTTTTATGAGCTTCGGCGTAGTCTACCTTAATTTCGGGATCGTTATAATGAGATAGCAGCTTGTCCAACATCATCATTAGTTCATTTCCAATGATGATTCTTCCCGCTTTACACTCGTTTATATATTCCAATAAAAACGAATGAGTCGTCGCATTATGCATTATTCAAAATCACCCAATTCGTCCTCATCATCCGTTATTGTTTTGTTTAGTACGCCGTTCAGCGTTTTGATAACAACAGCGTATAAATTGAGATTCTTTAAATACTGCTTTGCGGCCTCTGTTGGTTTCTGCAACTCAGGATTGTTGGGATGAATCTTCACCATACCTGTTACGGCAAGCACTTTCTTTAACACGTAATTTTCAGCCTTCAAAAAAGCAGCCTCTTCGACGAGACCTTCGCAAAGCTTTGCTTTCGATGGTTCTATATCTCGGAATATCTCTTGTAACTTCGCCAATTCAAGAGCATAAACTTCGCTTTTTTCCAAAGTTCATTCCCTCCCGACGATTTTCAAAATTTTAGCCGTGTGTGAAAATTGTGTCCCCTATACGGTTATCAACATTTCTTCAATTTACTGTTGATGGGGGGGCTAGATCGATGCCGAAAAAATAATCATTATCCTCACCTAATCCAAGATCACACTCGATACTATCGCATACATAATCAATTCTATTCTGAATGCTGCTTCTACCAATAGGCGAGCTAGACTCTTGAAGCTTTGCCAACGCAAGAATGTACTCCAACTTGGAAATATTTTTATTGCATTCCGTTTTCTCTGGAATCAGTTCCGTGTCTAAAACATCTTGCAATACCTTGCACAGCCTTCCTCCTTCCGTTACTATAGCCATCTCACTCTTGATAGCTTTCAAACCATTTCCCAATATAGCCCCTCCATTCTGCTTTACGATATTGTCTTTCCTTGTCCTCTTCCAATCTGCTCAAGCACTCTTCGCGGCTAGTGTCACAGAATATCAACTCGGCTCCCAAGTCTTCCGCTAGACGCTCGCGCTTGTATCTATCAGGATAGCCGCCGATGATCCATGCATTATTCCACTTGCCTAGTCTAGTCTTTACGTTATCGATTAAGAGGTTTCGAACACTGATCACGTTATTGAATAAGCTATCAGGCTTGTCATAATACGGTAGCCCTGAGAGAGCTTCATACAGACTATCCATATCGATGATAAGATCCCCTCGCCTCATCTGCTGCCGAACGTGTGTCTTCTTGCCTGACAATGGAGCGCCATACACGATGTACACAGATTTGGTCACCTTATACCCAAAGCGCCCATGTTCTTTGTTGTGGCAGTCATAACAAACCAACTCGACCATATCAGGGTTCAGACTAATCATGTGGTCGTGAACATTCTCAGGCGTTAGCTCGATCTTATGATGACCTATGATGTCAATCGGTCGGATGATGTCTTCGCCGCAATGCTCGCAACGACTTCCCCGTTCAAGAATGAGATTCATACGGAAGGTACGCCACAATTCATTTGAATAGAAATTTTGAAGCACGGCAAACTTCGCCATATCACCACGCCTTTGCACTTATTACTTTTAATTCTTCTTTAAGCTTGAGAATACGCACCTTCTGCTCTTCATCGGACAATGCTCTCATCTCAATCTTATTGAGGAGGTCGATAAATTTCCCTTTTTTGTCTTGAATACGAGTCAACGCTTCTTCAATAGCAAGAACTTTATCCAACTGGTTAGATGACTTAACAACCTTATGGACTTCTTTGAATCTCGGTTGCTTAACAGACATGGTTGAAACATTACCCTCGTGATCGATAATGTTAAACTCTGCTTCGTCTTCTTCAACCAACTGACTTGTACTCACAACGTCAGTATCATCCCAACCACTGATAATTTTCGCTCGTAATTGAAGCATCCGACGTTCACGCAATTCAAGCAAACGAATAGCGTTTTCTATCTGTGTAATCGGATCGGTTTCGACGTCGAATAGTATTTCCCTTTCATCATCTTCGAGTGCGTCGAGCCAAATTGTTGCGAACTCTCCTGTTTTAAGAGCTTTTTGATTCCGAGCAGGGCCACCCGGCCCACCTTTATTTCCAACAGCATTTTTATTGCCGTCCGGCGCTCCTTTTCTCCTTCGCTTTGGGTCTAGACGTTCATCCCACGAATCAATATATTTCCACTTACGAACCATTTCGGGTTTTAGCCCTAGTTCCTTTGCTATTGAAGATAGCTTTCGCGCCCTCCCACTTTCACACCACAATTTGAAAGCTTTTTCTCGTTTGGGACTACGCTCCCTCGACACTGATTTTCACCCCCTTAAAACGAATTGAGTTGGTTTTCACACTTTTTATCATTAGTAACACTGTTCGTTCTTTGCATCCGGCTATGTTATCGGTGAGAAAATGGCAATAATCCACTATTTTCTGTCAGTTGAGTACATCATTATTAATAAACTGTTGCACTCACAAATTATCAATTTTTCTAGCATCATCTTAGGTTTGGATGATGATACGAATATGAGTGCAATGTTGGTCTAATAATGATGCACTCATATCACTTCAAACTCGATATAGCGGCGTCCATCATGTCTTGCGTCATACCAATATAGTCCAAAGTATAGGTTGGATCACTATGTCCGAACATCTTCATTAGTAACGCTAAGTTCTCGGGATTCTGCTTGTATAACATGTACCCCCATGTCTTCCGCAGGGTGTGACATCCGATGTTTTCTAATCCAAAAACCTCCGCTGTCTTACTAAGCATTCGATACGCTGTACTTCGATCAATTGGTTGATTTTTAAGCCTGACATTCTTCTTTACTTGGCGGCTTTGAAATAAATAATCATCATCTTTTTTACCTTCAATAAGTAAATCCAAGTCCTTTCGAATACTCGGATGAATGATGAATAGTTTATCGTGAGCATTCTTCTTCTCAGTCAATTTCACATGCGTACCTCTAACCATACCAACTTTAAGTTCTAACAAGTCAGACACCCTAAGACCGCTATAGATACCCATGCAGAAAATAAGGTAATTACGCAAACTTCGAGCCTTGAGATATTCCTTTATCCCGTCTATGATGACCTGTTTACGTATCGGATGTACCGCACTCACAACACCACCTCAACAAAATAAAATACCGCCCCCGAAGGAGCGGCTATGAAAAAGGAGTGAAACCAATATAAAGAGAATCAAGACATCACCATACCCGCATTTGCTACCCTTGCGACTCTATTATTCAGGAATTATTGCGAGTGTTTAACAACTGACACTCGTCTTATTACCCACACCATCGTCAAACAGGTATATGTTTGTGTCGGGTGTTCTGCCTTTATCCTCTATGCTATAAGATTATCACCTTATAAACCTAATAACCTGCAAGAACTCTGCAATATAACTGCAAAATATCTGCAATGGTTTTTTCACTCGTAATACGTTTCAAGGCGTAAGGCATAGGCTAAACGAAACATTGCCTTTTTCTTCGCGTAGTAGTAAGTTCGTTCGGACTTTTCGAGTTCCACGAATACATTAACGTCTCTTACGTCTTCATCTTCCAAAAACCTCTTCTCGATGATTTGCCGTTGTAGCTTTGATAATAGAGCTACAGCATTGATAACTTCTTCATACTCATGCTTCATCTGTTCATCACGATCCACGTTCCACACCGCGACATCTTGCGTTGATTTGGATATTGCATTCGTATTCCCGTGTTCTCTAGGAGCATATGACGGTGTAATCTTTATTTCACGACGGATGAATCCGAACTTCTTATACAGTCTTGCAGATTCAAGCCGTTCCGCGACTCTACGCAATGTATCTTCTTCATCAAGAATGAAGTTATTTAATGAATTCAATCTAATTCACCCCTTCCTTTAGAGAGGTGGTCACTTTGGGCTTTGATACCCAATTGAACCCAATGCCACCCTTTGTAATTGGTTTTTCTATTACATAACAATACCCTTTAGGGATATAGTCACTAG